ATGGAACACGAAATTGTTTTTGCTTGCGATATAGATAAATATGTCAAAGAGTCTTATTTTGCCAATTATGAAACTAAACATTGGTTTGATGACATTAGAGATATTACAAAAGAAAAGATACAAGACGAATTAGATGTTTTTATTGGTGGCAGTCCTTGTCAGTCTTTTTCTGTTGCTGGAAAGAGATTGGGTTTTGAAGATACAAGAGGAACATTGTTTTTTGAATATGCTCGTTGTGTAAAAGAATTACAACCAAAAGTTTTTATATATGAAAATGTTAAAGGTTTGTTATCTCACGATGGTGGAAGAACTTGGGAAACTATTAAGAATGTTTTTGACGATTTAGGTTATACTTACCATTATCAAGTATTGAACTCAAAAGATTATGGTATACCACAGAATAGGCAAAGAATTTTTGTTGTTGGTTTTAGAAATGATTTCAATGTAGATTTTAAGTTTCCAGAAAAACAAGAATTAAAATTAAGAGTAAAAGATTTATTAGAAACAAGTGTTGCTCCAAAATATAATTTAAGCAATGTTGTTGTTCAAGGAATTAAATCAAGAACAGATAAAGAATTCAGTGAGAATAGTGTTTATACAAATAGATATGATGAACCATTAAGGGAAAACAAGTTTGGTATATCTCATACTTTACGAGCAAGTTTAAGTTCTGTTCCAATTATTTATGAATCAACTTTAAGAAAACTAACACCAAGAGAATGTTTGAGGTTGATGGGTTTTAGTGATGACTTTAAGCAAGTTGTCAGTGATAGTCAAATGTATAAACAAACAGGCAATTCAATCGTTGTGAATGTATTAGAAGAGATAATAAAGAATATATGGAAAAATTAAATCAAAGCCAGCTTGCCAAAGCATTAGGACACACAAGAGGTTATATCAACCAACTTGTTAAAAATGGAACTATCAAATTAGATGAAGATGGTAAAACTACTTTGGAGAAAGCTAAAACTGAAATAGAGAAAAATGCTGACCCTCAAAAGGCTTATTCAACAAAGGCTTTTAAGAATAATGAAAATAAGAAAATTGAAAAGCTGACCACAGAAGATAAAGAAGTCTTGCTTGCCAATATGAGCGACCCTGAATATATTAAAGATGTTTTCGGCTTATCTTATGCTGATGCCAGAACAAGAAACGAGCAAATAGATATTTTAATCAATACTGTTAAATTACAAAAAGAACAGGGTAAACTTATTGATGTTGAGCAAGTTAAGAAAGATGCTTTTGAAATTGGCAAAAAAGTAAGAGAGGGAATGCTTAACATACCTGATAGAATATGCGATTTGTTAGCAAGTGAAAATGAGCCGATTAAAATTCATAAAATACTTACAGAAGAAATTAAAGAAGTATTAGAAGCAATGAGCGAAGAATTAAATAAAAATGGGAATATATAAACAATCTTTTGGTGCTGGAATAAAACCAGATAAAACTTTGACTGTGAGCGATTGGGCTGACAGTTATAGGATGCTTCCGTCTAATGCTTCGGCAGAGCCTGGTAAATATAGAACGAAGAGAACACCATACTTAAAAGAACCAATGGACTGTTTAACCTCTAATAGTGATGTTGAAGAGGTTATTATGATTAAAGCCGCACAGGTTGGTTATAGTGAGATGATTAACAATTTTATTGGTTATGGTATTGATGTCAGCCCTTGCTCAATTATGTTGGTTCAACCTACTGGGGATGCTGCTAAAAAATATAGTAAGCAACGAATAGACCCTATGATTGAGGCAAGTCCAAACTTGAAGAAAAAAGTTTCTCCTAAAAATACAAAAGAGGGTTCAAATACTGTTTTGGCAAAAGATTTTACTGGTGGTATGCTTAACATTGTTTCAGCTACTTCTGCTGTTTCGCTTCGTTCTACTCCTGTTAAGTTTTTATGTTTAGATGAAGTGGATGGCTACCCCCTTGATACGGACGGAGAGGGAAACCCTATTGATTTGGCAAAAAAAAGAACAACCACTTTTTCAAGAAGAAAAGTTTTAATGGGTTCTACACCTACGATTGAAAACATTTCTGTGATTGCTCAAAACTTCAAAAGAGGAGATATGAGATATTATCATGTGCCTTGTCCTCATTGTAAGGGAAAACAGGTGCTTAAATTTTCTAATTTACAATTTAAGAAAGATGATAAACACCAATATATACCTGATAGCGTTTATTATGAATGTGAGTTTTGTAAAGAGCCAATTAAAGAATATCATAAAACTTGGATGTTAGATAACGGGGAATGGATTGCTACAAACCCAGAAGCCCCGTCTAAAATTAGAAGTTATCATATATCAGCCCTTTATTCTCCACTTGGTTGGAAGAGTTGGGACGAAGTTGCTGTTGAATGGTTAGAGGCACAGTTGGACGGAACAAAATTAAAACTGAAAACTTTTATCAATACTGTTTTAGGGGAAACTTACAAAGAAAACACACAACAGCCTGATTGGGTTGGTTTATATAACCGTAGAGAGCCTTATTCATTTTTTGAGGCAGATTCTAAAATTGTTTATTGCTGTGCTGGTTTAGATACACAGGACAACCGTATTGCTATTCATGTGATTGGAGTTGGAGAAGATAACGAGATTTGGGTTCTTGCTTACGATGAAATTATGGGAAGTCCAAGCGACCCTCAAACTTGGGCTATGGTTAGAAGATATGTTGACACCCCTATTAAGCATAAATCTGGTGTTGAACTCCATATAAGTGATTGTATTATTGATTCAGCAGGTCATTATACTGACTTTGTGTATGATTTTTGTAAAAAGAACAGTGATAAGTTTATTCCTTGTGTTGGTAGAGGCGAAGAGGTTGGATTTTACTTAAAACAGGGTAAAACCATTGATATTGACCAATTTGGCAAAAAATACTCAAATCCTATTATTTTATACCATGTTAATACCATTTTATCTAAAAAAACGATATATAACTTCTTACAAAACGAAACAAAAGGGGCAAGATTTATTCATTTTAGCGATGATTTACAGCAAAATTATTTTGAAATGTTGACAAGTGAGCAGTTAATCACAAAGATTATTGGCGGAAAAATGAAGCAAGAGTTTATAAAACCGTCTGGAAATATACGAAATGAGGCACTTGATACGATTGGCTATGCTTATGCTTTGCTTTATTCAAAAGGTGGTGCTAACCTTTGGGGCAAAGAATATCAAAGGGTTTGGCAAGCAAATATCGGCTCTAAAATTAAATCTATTGAAGAAGAAAAAGAGATTGATACGACAAAATTGAAAAAATTACAAAAACCAAGTAGAATAAACTCGCACAATTTATCATTTAATAAAAGGTAATATATGAAGATAACAACAGATTTAGGAGATTTTTACTCTGGCGACAGTATAAAATTCTATTTTACACACCAAGATTATAATACAACTGAATATAGTTGCCGAATTATTTTCACAAATAACGGTGGCAAGCACGAGTTTGATACAACCAAAGAAAACGGCAGATTTATATTAAATATGCCCGATACAAGCATAATTTTAGTTGAGAGATGGAAAGTTTATGCTCTTTTTTATAAAACTGGATTCAAAAAGACAGAGTTTGTTAATTATGTGAATGTTGGCAATAATGTGGATGTAACAGCTAACGAAGATATTGTTAGTTATAATCAAAAAATGCTTGAAGCAGTTGAAGATTTATTGTTTAAGAGAACAGAAACAGATTACTCTTCTTATACTATTGGCAATCGTTCCATTGTTAAGATGACACCTGACTCATTATTAAAGTGGAGAAACTACTTTAAGGATTTGGTTGAAAAAGAAGAAATGAAAAAAACAGGTAAAAGAGATATGATAACCATTAGATGGGTTGGAAAGGTTTAAGGAGATAAAAAATGAATTTAATACAACGAGTGATGAATGCCTTTACTACTGGCAATAAGAAAATTGAACCTAAAAGAGTACAAAAAAGAAGTTATAAAGCGGCTGAAACTACCAACTCAAACTTTAATTGGACAAGAAGCACTGAAACCGAAGATAGTGCTATTCATAAGAGTTTAGTTGCTATTCGTTCAAGAAGTAGAGATTTAGCAAGAAATAATCCTATCATGAAACACTTTTTACAAATGCTTGGGCAAAACGTAGTTGGTCAAAATGGTTTCAAATTACAGGTGTTAGCCAAAGACGATAAAGGTATGCTTGATTCAATTAAAAATGAAGCAGTTGGCAGAGCTTATAAAGAATGGACAAAGAAAGAGAATTGTGATTTGTATGAAAAACAATCTTTGACTCAAATTTGCGACACCCTCATTAAAACCATAGCAAAAGATGGCGAATGTATTGTTAGGTTGATTAAAGAAAAAGGAAGTAAGAAAAATCCATTTGGTTTTAAGCTTCAATTATTAGACCCTGACCGTTTAGACTTAACCTTAACCAATATAGACTTGGAAAATGGAAACACTGTCATAATGGGAGTAGAAATGACCCAATTTGGTGTGCCAGTTGCTTATTATTTAAGAAGATATTCAGCAAAAGATAGCTCACACTTATCAGGAATTATTACAACTGAACACGAAAGAGTTTCAACTGATGATTTGCTTCATTTATTTTTACAGGAAAATGTTGAGCAAACAAGAGGTATTCCTTGGGCACATGCCGTTATGATTTACATGCATGACCTTGATGAGTTCAATCAGGCTTGTTTGACTGCTGCCAAAGTTGGTGCTGCGTCTACTGTATTTTTAGAAAGAGAATCAGGAGAGAGAACTGAAAGCATTGCTGATTATGAAGAGGACGGAGAATATATCAGCGAACTTGGATTTGGACAAATTAGGTCAGTGCCTGCTGGTTTTTCTATGAAATCATTCAGCCCTGATTACCCAAGTGATGCTTACCAAATATATACCAAGAGATTATTACAGGCTATCGCTGGTGGTTTAGGATTATCACAGGTTTTTCTCGGTAATGACACAGAAGACCTTAATTATTCAACAGCTCGCACAATTATATTAGAAGAAAGAAATTATTGGGGTAAAATTCAACAATTTATGATTGAGCATTTTATGGACAGAATATATAACGAATGGTTAAAGCAAGCTTTGTTAAATAAAAAGATAATTACCAAGACAGAGCAAGTGTTATCTCCTGTTGATATTAAGAGCTTGAAAGAGCATGAGTTCATTGGTAGAAAATGGGCAGCAGTTGATGAGCAGAAACAAGAAAATGCTAATCTTTTGGCTTATCAAAATATGCAGAAGAGCAGAAGTCAAATTGCCAATGAAAACGGACAAGATTATCGTTCTATATTAGAGCAGTATAAACAAGATAGGGAATTGGAAAAAGAAATACTTGGAAAAGATTTTGATTATTTTAATAAAACTGATTTTTCTAATTCACAGACCAATCAAAATAATACGATTGAAAAACCAGCAAATGATAATTTGTCAAACTAATTTATTTTATATATAATGTTTTTAATTAAAGGTTTTGTATGAAATTAAAAAAGTTAAAACTTAATGAAAGAATGTTTTTGAAGAGTGAAATATCTGTTGATAATGTTTCAGCAGATACAAGGACTCTTGACCTTTCTTTTGCCAGTGATGTTCCTTATCTTCGTGGTTTTGGCTATGAGATTATTGATATGGCAACGATTGATTTTACAAGACTTAATAACCGTGCGATATTATTATTTAATCACGATTGGGATGATTATATTGGTGTTATTGAAAGAACTTGGGTCAGTGGAAATAAAGCTTATGCTACTGTAAGATTTGATACTCACGAAGATGCGGAGAAAATTTATCAATCAGTATTAAATGGTGTTTTACATCAGGTAAGTTTTGGTTATGAAATTGTTAAAGCTGAAACTGTTGACGCCATTGATGGCATTGATGCTTATAAGGTTTCAGTTATTCCTCACGAGATTAGTATTGTTACTGTTCCTGCCGATACAACAGTTGGAGTTGGTAGGGAAATGGAAGTTGGTGTTGATGACGAAGAAGACGAAGACGAAGAAGAATTACCAACAGAGGACGAAATAAAAAGCGCAGAATTATCAAACGAAAATCAAGAAGTTTTAGAGAAAAATGAAAATGTACTTGAAATTATTGAAAAAAGTTTAGATAATAAAGCAATCAATGTCAATTTAATTATGGAGAAAACAAATATGGACAGAAATCAAATAAACAAAGAAATCGTGGCAATGTGCCGTGAATACGGAGTTCCAGAGTTAGCTCTTGAAGCCGTTGAAAAAGAAAAATCAGTCGAACAGGTTTTGAAAGAAATCATTGAAGTTCGTCAAAGCCGCGCTTCTGCTTCCGCAGTTGATGCTGGAACTCAAAAAGAGTTCAATGCTTCTGGTTATTCACTTGGTTTAGCATTAAAGCAATTATTGGAGGGCGATGGCTTTTCTGGTGTTGTTTTAGAAATGAACCAAGAATTGGAAAGACAATTTGGCAAGAGAAGTAAAGAGTCAGTTATGCTTCCTTTCCACCTATTACAGAGAGATGTTACTATCGGTAATGCCGCTTCTGCTGGTGCTTTGAAGCCAACTACAATCACAACAAGTTATATTGATGCTCTTTATAACGAAATGGTTTTGGTTAAGGCTGGCGCAACATACCTTACAGGACTTGTTGGCGATATAGATATTCCAAGATTTAACAACATTATCAACCCAGAATTTGTGGCTGAAAACGGCGAAGCTGCTGACAGCTCAATGGATGTTGAAATGGTTCGTTTATCTCCAAAGGATGTAACAGCTAACATGCTAATCTCCCGTAAGGCTCGCATGCAAACTGCTTATAACTTGGAAGCATTGGCAAGTGACCAATTGGTTCAGGCTATTAGACACAAAATGGACATTCAAGGTTTAATCGGTGCTGGTGGTTTAGCTCCAACAGGTCTATTGAATCAAACTGGTGTTCAAACAATTCCAGCTGGCGCAACTGTTTCTTGGCAAGATGTTCTTGATTTAGAAGCATTTATTAAAGCTCAAAACGCTATGGTTGGTCGTGGTTCTTATATCACAACAAGCAAAATTGAGAGCAAGTTGAAAGGCACTCAAAAGGCTTCTGCTCTTGGCTTTATCGCAGAGGGTGGTATTGTTAACGGTTATCAGTTGTTAACTACAAATGCTTTACCATCAACAGCAGGCACAAACAAGTTAATCTTTGGCGATTTCGGGCAAATGTTGATTGGTACTTGGGGTGGTTTAGAGTTAGAATTAGACCGCAACTATGACACAGCAAAAGGATTACATCAGTTAGTAACTTGGTTTACTTATGATGTTGCTGTTAAGCGTCCAGAGGCTTTCTGCTTCAAAGAAGGCATCACTGAATAATTAAATTTTATTCTAATCAAGGGCTACCTCAAAAGGGTAGCCTTTTCTTTTGACAAAATTGTTTTACATTTATATAATATCTAAAAATAGGAGATAATATGAAAGTAAGATTTTTGACAAACTGTGTAGCCGATAAGAAAGTTTTTTATGTTGGCGATATTGCTGACATTAGCGAACACGATGCAAGATTCTTGGTTGTTACAAGAAGAGTTCAGCCTATACAAGAAAATGAAGAGCCAGTTGTGGAAGTTCAAGAAGAGGTTGTTAATGTAGAAGAGCCAGCTTTTGAAGATATTAACGACTTTATTGGCAATGGCTTGGAAAGTGAAACAAGAGAAGCAGAGATAAAGAAAGAATCAAAGAAAAAGGCTAAATAATGGCTGGTTTTTACGAGAAAGACAATGATGTATTCTTCAAAGATTTTGGGGAATTAGCAACAAGAACAGACGGGGCTACATTTATGGTCGTGATGGAAGTGACTAACGACCATGAAATCTTTAACCCCTATTCTTTGTCTGGCGAAGATATATCTGCTTATTGTAAAGTGATAGACATACAAACACACGGTTTGAAAAAAGGCGATGTGATTGCTGTTGCTGATGTAGATTACAGAATTACAAGAGTTAGAAAAACAAACTATTCGCTTGGCGAAATAGATTTACAATACGCACAGGATTAAATTATGTTTCATGCCCGCAAGATATTTAGAGATAAGTTGAAATCATATTTAGAGCCTATTGCTCAAATCAATAAGATATATGTAGACCAACCTGTGTATTTGGAGTATGCTGATTGTCCTTGTTTATATATCAACACAGAAACAGAAAACATATCAGCCAACAATATAGGCTACCCAAGAACTACAACCAGAACTCTCACTTTTTCAATCAGTTTATTTATTAAGACACAAGAGAATTTACAAGATAAAATGGACGAGTATTGCTATGAGATTGAGAATGCTTTAAGCCTTTCAAAAGATAGAGTTAAGTTTGATAATAAAGCAATGATGAGTTTAATTAGTAATATAGATTTTTCTTTTGACGAAACACAAGACAGAGATGTTGCTAAAATTGTTTTTACTCTTGAAATTACCTATAATTTAAGGGAAGACAGCCTAAATACAATTTAAGTATTTGTCAAACAAAAATAAATATATTAAAATAAACCAAGATTTTTTATAATGGAGAAATAAAATGACACAAGCATCAGGTTCAAGCGGAAGAATATCAATTCAACCAGAAACAACATGGGGAGTATTACCTGCTACTCCTGCTATGATAGAATTATCTTCAAGTGCCTATGGCGAGAGCTTGAAGTCAAGCAGCGAAGAATTACAATCAAATGCTATTAACAAATACGGAGCAGTTTTGGCTACTCGTAGAGGTCAAATCACTGTGGACGGTTCTGTTCCATTTGAATTGCCAGTTAATAACAGCGATATTGTTATTTATGGTGTTATGGGTTCTTATACTCAAACAGACATATTGGTTAATGGTAATCCAAAGAAACAAAAAGTTTTCAAAAGAGGACAACTACCATCATTTTTGATTGAAAAAGGTTTTACAGACATTGGACAGTATTTCAAATATAGTGGCTGTAAATTTAATGAATTACAGTTGTCAGTTGAGCCTAACGGTTTAGTGACTGGCTCTTTTGGTGTTATGGGTAAGCAAGCAACAGCTGACGCAACTTCATTTCATAACACACCAACTCAATACGAACATGACCCTTATGCTGGTATTGATAGCGCTGTTTTAGAGGGTGGTGTTGGTGCTAAATATACAGCTTTCTCTTTCAATATCACAAACGGCATGACCGACCCTCGTGTTATTGGCTCTCCTTATGCTGCTTCTTTAACAAAAGGTAAAGTAGAGTGTACTGGTCAATTGACAATTATGTTTGAAGATATGATTACTTATAATAAGTGGTTAGCTGATGCTCAAACAGACATTCGTTTAACATTTACTATTGGCGATGACTCAACAGAGTTTTATTTCCCAAAGGTAAAGTTTAATGGCGAAGCAGACCCAGTTTTAGATTCACAAGACGGTATTACACAAACATTCTCTTGGAGAGGTTTACTTGACCTCACAGAGGAAAGCGATGTTGTTATCACTGTGATTAACGATTTTGATTTAGACGCAATAGTTTAATCAAATACCAAAAAAAGCCCCCCGCTTTTTTTAGCCCCCAGATTGGGGGTTTTTTTATTTGACTTTTCTAACTTACATTTATATAATATGTTATACAAAAAATGAGGAGTGTATATGTTAAAAATTACTGGCGAGCTACTTAAAGAGATTAAATCACAAAACCAAGTTTGGGTTAAAATTAAAGATAAAGAGTGGGAGTTTCTTTATGAAGATTTATCTGGTAAAGATTTATTAAAAATAACAACTGGTGGCTCACAACAAGAGTTTTTATCAGCTATTGTTTTTAATGGCATTAAAGACTGGAAAAATGTTAAATTAAGTGATGTGATGGAAGTTAAAGAAGATTCTAAATTCTTTGAAAATAAAGATAAAGTTATTCAATTTGATAGTGATGTGTTTAATATCTTTATTGGTAAACACCCAGAGATTATTGAAGATTTATTTAAGGGTATTGAGGCTTTTAAGGCGAAAGACAAACAAGAGCTTGAAGAAAGAAAAAAAAAGTAAAAGAGTATTTAGTTAATGACGCAAGCATAAGTGAGCAAGAAAAGAAACACCCCCATCTTAAAGGAAAATTGAGCAGGGGTGTTTTAGATTACCAAGACCAAATTGTTCTTGATATTTATTCAAAAGTTATATGCCCAACCAATTACACAGTAGATTGGACGGGCTTTTTTATTTGGTGTGCTATCAATGATGTTGTTAATATCAAGACTACTGCTATAATGCTTATTGAGATTAGGGGTATTCTTATTGAGCTTCAAAATAAGAAGTTTGACAGTAAAAATAAAGAAACTATTACTAAAAAAGATAACTCCCTTTTACAGAAAAAGTTTGGTGGTTAATTATGGCAACTAATGTAAAGATAACTAAAACAGGATTATTTACAAAATCGGGAGTTAATAAATTTGTAGACAATTATTTTAAGGCAGTTAAAGAAAAAGTAGCAGAGGGTATGAAGCAAACAGTTGTTGAGGCTAAAATGGTCAATGCTCAAAATGTTAATTCTGCTTTCAAAGTTAAAAGACCAGTTTTTGCTAAAAGTTGGAGAGGTAGAGTTTATAATAAGAAAAAAGATAAGCTACCATCCATGCAGATTCATAATAGTATTTTTTGGTTTAATGCTCACGAAAAAAATGGAATAATAAGACCTAAAAATGGTAAAAAATATATGGCTGTTCCGTTGGCTAATTTTGGGTCAAAAAGAATGGGTAGAAAAGCTTGGAATACAATGTTAAAAACATTAAGAAATAATGAGCAGACTTTTGTTAGAAAAAGCAAGAATGGTAAACTTATTTTATTTGCTGAAACCAATGCGGAAAATAGGAAAATTTTAGCAAAATCAAAAAACTTTTGGAGAGGTTTAACTGGTGAAAAAAAGGTTGCTTATGGCACGATTATTCCTATTGCTGTTTTAGTTCCTTTTGTAAAAACTAAAAAGAGATATGATGTAATAGATACAAACAAAAAGTTATTGCCTAAATTATTACTTCCTAAACTTAAAAATGAAATGTCTTTTAATAATTTAATTTAATTTGTATAATGAAATAAAACGAAAAAGGTAAATTATGGCAGGAAATATAAGCACAGTATATTTAGAAGCAAAAGACAATATAACCCCCGTATTGAACGATATGAGGAAAAACCTTACTGGGGTTAATGATAATTTTGAGAAGTTGGGTGGAACACTTGTAAGCTCCATGATTAAAACCCATCTTGTGTTAAAAGCTTTTGATGGTTTAAGAGGTTCATTTCAGGGAATAAAGAATTTATTCGCAACAGGCTTGGAAGTTCAAGTTGATACCGAAAAAACACAATTAGGTATTGCTGCGACTTTGGCAACTGTTTATGACTTAAAAGATGCTATGACAGGAGAAACCTTAACTGGTGTTGATAAGTTTAATGCTGCTATGGAACACAGTGAGGGTATTATGCGAAGATTAACAATCTCTGCCATTACAACCTCTGCTTCTGTCAAAGATGTTAGAGAGGCTTTTTCTGCTGCTGTTGCGTTTGGCGCTCAAATGGGAATGCAACCTGAACAGATTGAAAGAATGTCAACAATGATTGCTAACGCCTCAAAAGTTTTTGGACTTAAAGAGGGTCAAGCAGCACAGGAATTGAGAACCATATTAACTGGTAAAATTGACAAAACTTCTACGATTGGTACTTCTCTTGGTTTAGGAGATGGTGGACCGTTAGAGAAAGAGTTTAAGGCGGCACTTGCTCGTGGTGGCGATGTATTAAGTGAGTTTATGGACAAGACTCTTGAAGAATACGGAAGAGCCGCCATGACAATGGGACAAAGATTATCTGGTATGTTTGATAGTGCCAAAGAAACTTTTCAGCTTTTTGCCAAAGATATATCTTACGGTCTTGGCGATGAGCTATTAAAAATAAAAACAGAGGTTATAGATAAATTATTCATTGTTGATAAAAGTAAAGGTATTTATCAATGGAGTGAGGATTTAATGCCCCTAATGGGTTTATTGAATTATGTTGGCAAACTTATTGGAGAGGGTATTGTCAATTCTGTTAAGAATGTGGTTGATTGGCTTGTTAAAGGTGCTAAATTTTTAATGGACTGGCCTAAGCTTGTTTTATTGACAGAGAACACTATAAAAGGTGTTTTATCAGCCATTAGCTCTTTAATTGGTATAGTTTGGAATTCTTTTACTGGCATATTAAGTTATTTTGATACTATTTTCACAGCAATAGGAAATGGTTTAACTGTTGTTTTTGATGGGATTGTTAATGTTGTTTTAGCCTTTATGGGTTATAACACAACTCTTGATGAGTCTTATAAAAAAGGAGAAAAATTAAAAGAAACTCCTGGGGCATTGGTTAAATTATGGGCTGGTGCTGTGGCAGGAATTACAACACTTCTTTCTTATATGGAAAGTGTTCTTAAAAATTGGGACAGTATTTTAAGTGTTGCTTTTATTGATTTTTCATTATTTATTTATAACACAGTCACACTTGGGGCAAGATTGATGATGGCTTTAATCGCTGACATTGGTATAGCACTTGGAGGCTTGGTTAATTATTTTGATAAAGATTTAGGAAACTCTATTACAGAGTTTGGCAAAAAACTTGGGGCACTTGCTATGGAAGACCCTAAATTTATCAAAGATTTAAGAGCAACAAAAGAAACCATTAAAAAAGAAATGGACACCAAAGATTTAGCTGCTACTTTGGAAAAAGCTAAAAAAACAATGGATGATGCTTTTAAGGGAACAACCAAAAACCCTGTTGCTGATGAAATGAAAAAATTAAAAGATTTACTTAATAAGAGTAAAGACTTGAAATCTATTTTACAACCAAAAGATAATAAAGGAACAACAGAGGCTAACATTAAAGCAAGAGAAGAACAATATAAAGCCAACAAGAAGTTTAATGAAGATGAGTTAAGACTTTGGGATTTATACAACTCTTATGGACTTATTCAATTAAATACATTCTTTGAAAGAAGAAACGAGCTACAAAATAAATCCTATCAAGAAGAGTTAAAGTATTTAGAAAGCATACTTGCTATGTATAAACAAAAGCAAGCTGCTGCTGGTTTAGGTAAGTCTGGCGAAGCTCAAAAAGAAGCGGCTGCTGCCACAGAGAAAGTTATTGAAACAGAGGGAAAGATTGCTGAATTAAAGCGTAAAAACTTTTATGATACACAAAAGTTTTCGCTTGAAGAGGACAAAGCCATGAACGAAAGAAAGTGGTTGATGGATGACTATTTGGCACAGATTGAAGAATTAAGAGGAAATACAAGAGAAGCATTTAACCTTAGAATCAACCTTGAATTTAATAAATTAGAAAATCAATATAGAGCGCAAGATGAAGTAAAATCAAGAATAAAAGATTTGAAAGAATTAAAACTTTTACAGGGGCAGGTTAATTTATTGAAAGAGGAATACTCACTTGAAAATGAAAAGTTAAATAATAGTGAAACTGCTGCTCAAAATAAATTAAAGGCTGGTAAAATAACTGAACTTGGTTATTATAAAGAGTTGAAAGATTTAAGAATGAGTTCTTATACTGAATTAGAACAAAAAATTACATCAATGGAGGCTCTTGGAAGTAAAGACCCAAAAATTGTTAATGGTATTAAAGCAATGAGAAATGAGCTTGATGCTTTAAGTTTAACTCTTGACCCATTGAAACAAAAATTTGATGAGTTGTTTGTTGATACTCTTACAGAAAACTTGATTGGGGTTATTGATGGCACAAAATCTTTAAGCGATGCTTTTAAGAGTTTAACTAAAACCATAGAACAAGAAATTACAAAAATGGTAGCTAAAAACCTTGCTCAACAATTTGCTGGCGCTATATTCCCTAACTCTGGTCAAGTTGGTGGTGGTTGGTTATCTGGTATTGGTAATTTTGCTTCAAACTTATTTGGCTTAATGGGTAGAGCAAGCGGTGGCTCTTGGAACGGTTTATCTCCTTTGTTAGTTGGAGAGGCAGGACCAGAGTTGTTGATGCCAACAGGCAGAAGTGGTTTTGTTTATAATACACCAAAAACAAATGAGCTTATGAATCGTGGTGGTGGCAATGTTAATAATTATAATATCAATGTTGTTTCTAACACACCAGAGGCTTGGAGAGGTAGTGAAAAGCAAATTGCTAATACTATTCAAAGAGTTGTTTCACAGGGTAATAAAATAAGCTAAAAAATAAACCCCCTTAATTGGGGGTTTTTTATTATATATAGTATGCTGTCATTACACCAAAAGTTAGTCCAATAAAAGCAATAAACAATAAATCTTTTTTCATATCATCTCCTTAAAATGGTATATCGTAAGGGTTAAAATCATGACTAACTTCAAAGACATTTATTTTTGGAGGCTTAACGATTATAAGTTTTAATTCGGGTCTGTTATATTTCCATTGTATAGCACAATCACGGGTTCTAAACTCACGAATACAGCCAAAGTCATCGTGTAATTGATATTTCCATTTTAATTTTTCTAATTTTCTTTTCATGTGGTTAGTCATAATTTCTTGCCAAAACTCTATAATATAAATATAATCATTTGTAATACGAAATCAAGTCTTATTTAGATAAAAGGTTTTTTGATAAGATGTAAGGTTTTTTGTATAATAAAAATTATTATGAGGCAAAAATTATGAGATTTCCAGAAGATATAAGTTGGGGTGCTGTTGCGACACCAACATTTAACACAGAAGTGATTAAGGTTGTTTCTGGTGCTGAAAAACGCAATAGGTTATGGTCTACACCACAATATACTTTTAATTGCTCTCACGCCGTTAAAACAGAAGAGCAGATTATTGATTTGTTAAATTTCTTTTATGTGGTTGGTGGTCGCTCTGGTGCTTTTCGTTATAAGAATTGGGTTGAGTTTGAGTTGCTACAAGATACAAGTGAGATTACAAGAGATAATGAGTTTTTATATGTTTGGAAAAAATACTCAACTTATAGAAAAAGAATAACAAAGATAGTGGACGGAACATTTAAGCTTTATGCTGATGGTGTTCAATTTTTATCTGGCTTTGAGGTTAATATAGACACTGGTGTTATTACTTTACAATTTCCTAATCTTTACCCAGAAAGTACAGTTTTTACTTGCGAATGCGAGTTTGATTTTTGGGTAAGATTTGAAACCGATGAAATGCCTATCAGTTATGACAATGTAGATAGTTTTTCTTGGGGTAATATTATCTTAAAGGAAATCAAAGAATGAAACAAATACCTGTTGACTTACTTAATCACTACTTACAGGAAGAAACAACACTTGCTCAAATTTTCAAATTGACATTAAAAAATGGAGAGGTAATGGGTTTTACTTCTTTTGATAAAGATATTTTAATGGATGACGGTGTTATTTATAAAGCCTTTTCTGGTATGACTCCATCAGCCATAAGTTCCACTTCTCAATTTAATGTGGACAACTTGGACATTGAGGGTTTTGTTGAAGATGACAGAATAACAGAGGCAGACCTTAAATATGGAAAATATGATTATGCTGATGTGGTTATTGCTGAACTTAATTGGGCTGATACTCCTTATAGTTGGGACAAAGTTAATATAAAAAGAATTGGTAAGTTAGGCGAAGTTAAAATTCAAGACGGTAAGTTTATTGCTGAAATAAGAGGTTTACAACAACAATTAGCCAATAGAGTTGGTGTGCTTTATCAAACTACTTGCCGAGCAAGATTTGGCGACAATAGATGTGGTGTTAATGCTAACGATTTTAGTGAGTTATCATCAGTTGATAACATAGACGGAAATATAAGAATATATACAACTTTAACAGCAGATAACGGTTATTATAATGGTGGTTCAATCCAATTTACTTCTGGCTTAAATACTGGGCTTATTTATGAGGTTAAAAGTTATTGGGGCAATATGGTTGATTTACAGATTCCAGCAAATTATTTAATTGCTGTTGGAGATACTTTTAAGATTATAAGAGGGTGCAATAAGACGATTAGAGTTTGCAATGATGTCTTTAATAATGCTGCTAATTTTAGGGCAGAGCCTTATATTCCTATCAGTGGGGAGATTATAAACAAATGATAAGAGAAGAAGTTTGTAAAATTGCCTTATCTTATCTTGATACCCCTTTTCATCATCAGGGTAGAAAAAAGGCTGTTGGTTTAGATTGTGCTGGTTTTATTGTTGAGTTAGCCAAAGAATGTAAACTATATAAAAATAAGGTTATTGACTTAAAAAATTATTCAGCAAGTCCTGACGGTAAAACTTTAAGAGAGGCTTTATTAAAAGGAACAGCGAAAGAGAAACTTTTTACAGATATAAAAATTGGAGATATAATACTGATGAGATTTTTACAGAATCCTCAACACCTTGCTCTATATATGCCTGAAAATAAAATTATTCATGCTTATAGCACAGCAGGAAAAGTTATTATACATGATTTAGATAATAAATGGAAAAACAAAATAGTTGGTGTATTTGAATTTGAAAATATAGAGGATTAAAAAATGGCAGGATTAGCATTTGGAACAGCAGGGGCTTTAATTGGTTCAGCATTTGGTGGACTGGGGACACAAATTGGTTGGACTCTTGGCTCAATGGCGGGTAATTATTTCTTTGCCCCAACTCAAAAACAAGAGGGACCGAGATTAAATAGTTTTAATATACAGACAAACACGAATGGCATACCTATCAGCAGAGGTTGGGGAACATTTAGAACGGCTGGAAACATTATTTGGTTTGGTGGCTTTAAGGAAGTAAAGAAAACAGAAACTCAAAGTCAAGGTGGAAAAGGTGGACCAAAGGTTGAGTCAACTACTTATAGTTATTA